AAACTTAACTACCTTACTGATTGCTTCATCAACAGACGCTGACTCATATGCAATACCATCACGAGACCACTTTGGTAAATACAAATCGTTATTTGTATAACCTTGCTTGTTCTGATACTCACGACCTGCAATACACATGCGCAAGAACTTACCCTCAAAGGCCTTGTCCTTATTCAATTGAGTTACTAAAGACTCAATAGTATCATGCTTATTATCTTGGTCATCTAGCCAGTTAAGGATACCGAATGCTTTACACAGATTGTGAACTGCTTTAACGATTTCCTCATCACGCTTGATAACAATACCACTCTTGGTCTCGCCATCAGAGTAAGGGAATTCAGAGAATCTGATACGACCTACTTGACCTTTGTAACGACCCTTTGTAGGATCATCCTTGTCAATAAAGAAACCTTCGAAGTCGGCGCCCATATCAGGACCCTCTACGTTTAAGGTTATGTTATAAGCTCCTTGCTCCAGTTAACTACTACCTTATCATCTACAAGTTCAGCTAATTCTATCTCCTTGTTTCGCAGATGCTCAGGTCTTGCGCCACATGATATCTCATCAGTGGTTATAAAACTTAGTATGTTCTTATTACCGCGGCGAAACAGATATCCAATTGCATCAGAGTTAGAAGTAGCAATACGTTTAAGTTTGCCTGTCAAATCTAAATCTAAAGAATTGAAATCGTTACCGTTCTTTTCTAATAAGGTGTCCTTAACGTGACCTACAAGTATAGTTCTCGGTGCCCAAGTCTTGATGTAATCAACAACTTTTGTGAATGCTTCCCTTAACCAGGGATATCCTGCACCATTCGGTAGGTTAAGAATGCTACCATATTTAGGCTTACCATCAGTAGGCCAGTTCTTTCCCATCGGGGACTTTGTGTACAGTAATTCAGCGTATGGGATACACATCTCTTCTAATGCAGTGATGGTATCTACAGCAACATACTGATACGGATTACCCGCTTCCTTAATTGCTGCACCGATATGCTTAATTTCTTCCACACTACTAGCCTTAATCTTTAGGGCATCGACATAGTCGCTACCATGTTCAAGGTCTAGTATCAAACAATTATCTAGTTGCGAAAGCACAGTAGTTTTACCGGCCTTTGGCTTACTAAATATAATCAGGTTCTTTGGACTTTTATTAGTCGCAGGAACCCTGCTTGTAGGCAAATTAATCTCCATGTTATTTTATTAAATCGTTTAACCATTTCTTTTTACTCACTGGTTGCTTAAGTAATAAAGCAGCTAGATCGCGAATAGTAAGTTGATCAAACGGTGCATCCTGATCAGGATCCATAATCTCATCGAACCCGTCGAACACTAATTGTTTAGGAGCAACTTCTTCTTTAACAGATACATCTACCTTTTCCATTTCTGCAACAGGTATTAAGTATCTTTCGTCAGCGTTGGTATCCTTGTTAACTACTTCGTATTCCTCTTGCCAATAAGGATTGTATCTCCACTTATACAGCGTTCTATTAGCATCATCTGGAACTAGTTCCCTGCTAACAAACTCTAAATAAAGATCGTAACCCTTACGAAGATGACTTGGAAATAAACTAACATGCAGTCCGTCCTTACCATAAGGTCTATACGCTATAGTAGGAACGTATTGTTCGTCTAAAGCTCCTACTGAAGTAAGAACTTCTTGGTGATGTTCACGTAACTCATTAATGCGAGCACGTCTATCAAGTGGTTTTTCTGTTGTTTTAATAGCCATTATCTTGTACTTAATCGTTTTTCTTGCGTAGGAGGTGCAGGTATCTCTACCACCCTCATCTTTTCAAATTCACCTTTAAAGAAACTCATTCTAGTATCACCATTCCTACATTTCAGGAAGTGCATTACCATAATAGTTTCATCGTTAATGATATACCTGTCGGGTCCATAGTAACGGATCTTAAAGTATCCGGGTCTATTTAATCCAACAACCATATCGGCATGTTGCAACAACGCATCGGCACCAAAGATGTCGGAAGAAAGAATGTAGTTTCCAGCTTTACCATCTTCATTCCGCTCCGGGTTATCGATTGACCTATTCAACTGACTCAATATGATAAAAGATATAGGATACATTCTCTTAATTTCAGTGAACATCTCCGCGAGATTGAATAGCATCTCGTGTTTATCTTTCTCAAATGGATCAAGCTTAACAAGGTACGAGTGATCGAGAGTAACAATAGTATTTGTATACTGCATATTACCGTTGTCATCCGCCACCATATGGTCTTCCATATACTGATGAATGATCTTCTTTATATCCATAGTACTCATCGGTTTCTCGACAACATCTATAGGATATCTCACCCTTTGTTTTGCATAATCATAACATGCTTGTAAATCTGTGTCTGCTAACGGGGCACTAGCACTACACAAATCTTTATAGGATTTTCCGACAACACTGGAAAACTCCCTTATAGCACTAACCCGGGCTAACATTTCAAATTGAAATTCTAAAACTCTAAAGTTCTCTCCTTTATTCAGGAGGAAAGCATTGTTAATGATGTTATCCTTAACCAGAGTTTTACCCGCACCGGATCTACCTGCTATTACAGTGAGTGTATTCCATTCTATACCGTCGGTACCTGCGTCATTAAATTTAGTCCAAGGAGTCTTGACACTTTTTATTATGCCATCTTTCCGGCCCTTCATATACTGAAGTGCTTGGACAAAACTTTCTTTCTGCCCTCTCCAGGGTTTCTTGATTTCCGACATGTAGTTAATTATCAGGTAGTTAAACCCCGTAAGCAGACCTTGCTTTTCGGGATATAAAGATATACAATTTTCCTAGAATTCCAAATAAAAATTCTAAAAATAAACACTTAACAAATGAAATATCTACTATGAAAGTATCTATAATTATCCATGCAAACACGGAGAATATCATACTTATCACAAACATATTCATTATCAATGCAAATCGCGTCATACTACTTTCTCTTTTATAAAATTTCCTTCATCATCATGTCCACCATTCAAGATTATCTCACCGTATGCAGCAAGATCTGAGTCAAATGTTTTACCTGTAATCTGTTTACGAATAAAGTATTGGGAGTTCTTCATATAAAGATATCCGTTTGCTTCATAAGTATCCACATAGTAGGCAGTTGCTTGTAACACTGTATCCCAACTATAATCATAGGTTTTAAAGAACCAATCGAATGCAGTTTTGATATCAGGTTTTGGTACACGGGCCGCCTTACCACTAGGTAACTTACCTTTGGGAAACAATTCAATATACTTCTGTATATTAGTTTCGTCATCGGTAGATGCTATAGGTTGTTTAACTTCTAGCTTCATGTTACCGAACATAGTCTCGGCATTAGACATTATCAATGTACCCTTCTCTGTAAGTATACCTTTCTTAGCATCTTCTATAAATCCTAAGTCAGATAACAATCTTAGTTCAGTATGTACATTAATAATCAAAGGTCTGCTCTTGTTAGCAATACCCCATAGGACATAGAACCCATTAGGTGTTAGTCCCTTGTCGGCTAGATAGTCAAAAAATTCTTTCATATTTCGGAATCTAAAGATACATATGTTTTTGTATAATCATCACCCTGAATCTTTGCCATTATGTTACTCCATATAGGTAAAACTCTTTTGTCCTTAATCTCCAAAGCAATGCGAGTCTTATTAGTACCGTGTAACATAGTAGCATGATGTACTACTTTACTACGGTGCATATCGTTAAGAACTCTTACCATATGTGAATAAGTTAAACCGAGTTCATGCCCTATTAGATAACAACACTGTCTAATAATAATAACCTGTTGACCACGATGGCCCATGTTCTTACTAAACGGTTTATCATCGGGGAATAATTCCTCTGCGATCTCTACAACCTTAGCAAAGTTATCTATACCAGGCACAATAGCATTAGTATTAGTGATATACTTATCATACTTGTTTAAATCTTGCTGTATACTATTAAAGAACTTACCTATTACTAGGTTAAGATCATAATTTAACTGGGCCAAATCTTGCCTGATATTGCTCCTCAGCTTCACGACGTCTTTCTCTGCCATATTTTACGTAATCTATTGGTTCTAAATGATAAAACTTACCAGTGCTTACACACTTGGATACATCTTGCACAATATATTTAGCTCTCTCGATCTCAATACCGTGCTCAGATAGTGCATCATATAGACATTTGTTTTTAATATTAGTTCCTTCTATTTGAAATTCTACTTCACCAAACCTTGGATCAATTGCAATCTTGACCTTAATTCTACCAGGATATTCTTTGTTTACCATCTTGCTCTAGATATTTATTTATCTTATTCCACATGTCATTGCAATCCCACTTAGCACTTTTCTCATAGCCTGCGCTAGCAGGGTGAGATACCATAATCTTATAGTTATTATCCGGTATGAGATCAGCAAATTCTTGCGCCTTCTTACCTAGAAAAACATAAACAAGATTTGGTTTATTCCATACCAAATAGTCTATAATATAAGCCATAAAAGGTTTCCATAGTAACTGATGTGTACCCGGTTTACCAATCGTAGTGGTCAAAGCGCTGTTCAATAATAGAACACCTTGACTAGACCATCGCTCTAGGTTTGGATCAGTACATTCAATCCCTGTAGTTTCCTGTATAGACTTATACATATACTCCAGAGACTTCTCTACCTTACCTTGAGTACTGCAGCTAAATGCAATACCATCGGCGACGTTAATCTGTGGATACGGATCCTGTCCAATGATAACAACTTTAACATTGTCAAATGGACATGCTTCAAATGCTCTAAATAGATACTTAACAGGAGGTGTAAATCTTTTACCGTCCTGTGCATCTCGCAGTAGGAAAGAAAGAATAGACTCGAAGTCTGAAGTCATAATAAAATTAACGGTCTGAGGACCCCATCCATTATCCTTCAGTTTCATATACAATTTTTCTCTAATCTCTTGTAGATTAATACCTTCCATATTATATTTGTTTTAAAATCAACACGATGTCTGAAGAAACTAAAGAATCTAAACCGGTTAAAGTAGAAATCTACAAACCAGATGTTAGCATTAACATAGATTTACCTGTAGGGTACGTAGCCCGCTTTAATCAAATGCTTTTAGAGTTCTTTCCTTTTAAGGATGAGCAACATCTATTAGACACAATGAAAAAGATATCGGATAGTACCGAAGATCCAGATGAATTCGTGTATAATGCTAGAACAATCTTATCATTCTTAGTTCTTGTAGAAGAAGCCGCACGTAAACAAGGTCATTTAAAGTATGTTGAATACGACCCTGTTACACAGACTTCTAAAGACATTAGTGAAGATTAAAGTTTACGAGATCACCGATCTCAATCGAGGCCTGTATAGCCATCGACAATTCTTCTTTACTACATTCCGAAAATGACTTACAGTTAGTGTCAGTACAAAGTCCTGCACGTAACTTAACTTGGAGTTTCATATCTTCAAATGAATCTCCTGTATAGTTAGCGAGTTCACGAATATGCTTATGCACCTTACTAATTTGGGCATAAGTAGCATCTTCTGTTTGCACTTCATAAGTAATAACTACTGTCTCACCTTCCTGTAATCCTTTAATAAATAAACCTAGTTTAGCAGATCCCATAGGATCTATTTCTAAACTCTTATTTACTACTTTTGCGCGTATACTTACGGGTAGTTGATCTGCCATCTTTCTTAACTTTATTAGTACTTCCTTTAGGTCTTCCAGGTGAACGTTTAGTAGTCTCAACTTTAGCTTTATTACCAAATTTAAGATCTCTATGTTCGCTAAATAACTCCATGTATCTATCTAATAGACGCATGTAAGTCTCATCACCTGCATAAACTTCCTCTTGAAGATTCTTAATTTGTTTAGTTCTAATGGCTAAACCTGTAGCGATACCAGCAACTAGACCGGTAAATAATAATACACAAATGTCAAACGCTTCCATTTCTTTTTTCTTTTAAATAGTTTTTAATTAATTCAATACTCTCTTGCATTTCTTCATAGTCCATATCGGTTATGAGTTCTGCAAATTTACTTAATCTACTAGACATCTCTGCCATGTCTATTTGGTCAGGCATATCCCAGAATGCTTTCAGTAGAGCACCGTGTTCTTTAATCACGATGTTACTAAAGTTATTTAAAACATTCTTTGTCTTGTGCCTATTAAACCACGTAATGTGCATAGTTTCATCCGCGGCAAACACTGCCATTTGTAACCATACAACAAGGTTTGCGACCTTGATTCTATCTAACGATTCTTGTGTTAATTGCATAAATGTAATTTAGCTAACCCTTCTTCTACTGTAATATACTCTATCTTAAGACCTTGCCAGTCATATAGGAATTCTCCCATATCTGTACCGCTTGTCTCTTCACCATGCCACTCCGCTTGTGCAGTAATATACGGTCCACCGCTAGGGTCTATCATAGAGAACTTATAGTTAGGCATCTCTTTTTCACCAGGCCAACCGCCTACACGGTAGTGTTCACTGAATCCAGTCATCTCTATTACATTGTCTTTTTTCTCGAAGGTGATAACATCACCGTACCTGTTTCTATACTGTGTCTTCATCTTAAAAAATATAACGTATTGTATTCCACGGTATCAGTATACCATGTAATGCTTTGAACTGGTAAATATACTCCGATTTAAGTTTATGTTGGTAGCGAATATTTAATTCACCATTGCCTGATATCTTATTTTCTTGAATCTCGGGTCTCCACAACATATCCTCTCCGGCTATATCATTAGCAAGATTATAGTTATGCTTCTTCTCATTGTGAGTAAGAAATATAACCTCAGATTTTACCTTATCCTTATTTGTAACATGCTTATCTACAAGCATAAACAAATCTCGGTAGTCTTCTATCCAAGTATCTGTTACAATTACAGGACTAAAGTTAATATGAACCTCATAACCCTTATCTATAAACTTATCTATGGCCTGGATCCTTTCTATAATAGAACTGGTCTCGGGCTCTAGCACATCCGCATATTTCTGTGGCATAAGACTAAATCTAATTCTAATACCATGAGAAACATCCGGTAAATCATAGTTCACATACTTAGTAGCAAACGAAAATTTAAGATGACCTCTTCCATATGTAGTTCTAAAAATATGGTCTATGTCATAGTACTTAGCATGTAACGCAAGATCTTCATTGCTACCTATATCATAGGTTATACAATGATCATCAGTTTGGTTAGGTTTATTCTGTTTATACCAAGGCGAGTAAACTATATCAGAGTAATGTTCAGTTATAGCGCGTAATACATCATTTACATTATCTGCCACCTGTAATCCTGTAGGACGGTGACGTTTCATATAACAGTAACTACAGTTATAAAGACAACCGTGGCCAAAGCTTGGAGCAATGAAGTCCGTGCTTCTACCAGACTCGGTAATCTTTAACTGCTTTCTTGTAACCCTCTTAATTAAACTACTCATTCCTTAATGGTTCTTATCTTCCTGTAAACAAGTTCAATACAATCCTCAATACCCTTGTAAGGGTTAAGATAAGGTACTGTTTTATTATTACGGAGATTATCCATTTCCTTAGCTAGTTCTTCTAATACTTCTTTAGTACTCATAAGTTCTCAGGATCAGTTGTTGTGCCTACAGTTATCGGGTCTTACTCATAACTAAATTATCAGCATATGTACTTACTTGTTTCTTAACATCCTCAGGAGTTTCATTTAGTAATCTCTCTACAGTTTTAGTCTTCATCTTGCTCTAGTTCAGGACGTAGAACCTTAAGGCCATACATCAGGTTAAACATAGATGCAGATGTCTGAGCATGCCTAATAGTCATACCTCTGTGTTTACGGAAATACTTTATCATATGTTCCATCCACTTTTCTTCTTGCTCAGGAGTCATGGTCCACTGATGATACCATTGGTCCTTACGACCCTTGATGTCCTCAAAGGTTACATCATGGCCAGCTATAAGAAACATAACATCTATTAGTTCTTTGATGATATCCTCATCAGTTAGTCTTTTACTTTTCATGGATCTTCTATTTCACAGGTTAAATCTAGTTCACCAAAGGTTTTGGCAATAGGTTCAAGTTTCTCACGAGGATCATACTTTACTACTGCCTTACCTTCAAGATGTATTTTCGTTGCAGTTTCCATAGCTTTCGCCGAAGACATTTGACAATATATGATGAGCGCCATGATAACTTTATCAAAAGAATTATGGTCGTCATTATACAAAACCAACTTGCTATCGTGCATAAAAGATAGATCGATAACCACGTCCTCTTCAGTAACCGTTTCATTCCCAAGTTGCCCAATCGTCGTCGTTGTCTTCGTCGGCGAGTTCTTCTCTGACGCAATCATCACAGAGTGTAAGTTGTGAATTAATTTCATCAAAGACTTCGGATATATCCAAATTTGATCTTTCGGCGATATCAAATGCTTCAGCGTATACTTCATTTGAATTACAGTTTTTACATAAGTTAGTATCTATATTCCAAGGTGCATTAGGATCATTGTCCGCACCTGCCGGTAAATAATTAGACATTTTTCTTTACTCTTTTAATTTTAGACTTGTCGTACTCTTGAAGCGCCTGGTTTACCCACGCTTCATCAACGGTGTTTTCATAACATAAGATATGAACAGTGGCCTTTTCACTAGGATTAAGACGAAGTAATCGACCTAACCTTTGAGCAGACTTACGCTCGTTACCATATGCATGCATAATAATACCCTGTTTAAGATTCGGGATATTTACCCCTTCACTTAATTGTAACACACAAGATAGTTTATCTATCTCTCCAGATTTAAACTTATCAAGGTTAACTTCTGACTGCTTATTACCGCTATGATAACTATAGTCACAAAGTTTATCCGCTTGATCCTGTGTATTAGCAAATAAGATAACCTTATCGGTTATATGATCGAACAATTCCTTTGCGTAACGCTCTTTACTAGGATAAGACATCAATGCCTTCATTCTCATAACACGGGTGATTTGAACTTCCTTACCACCATTAGCGTTAAGAACTCTCTCACTCCAGTAATTATAACTAGCAAGTTCCGACGTAGGAAACTGTCCTTTCTTTGTTTTCTGCATAAAATTCTTACGAGTATCAAGATCTAACATATGTATGATAATCTGATAATCATTAAGAATCCCGTCTTCTACGGCATCATCCGTAATGTACTTGTACTTAATAGGGCAGTAGGTATCTACCATCTCACCTTTCTCGGAGTTAGCAATCCTTGGCGGAGTACCTGTTAATCTATCCTGTTTGATTAAAGATATATAAGTACTAAACTCCATATGATCTTTAAGATATCCCATACCATGTTTGTCTGCCTCTTCTAGCCACGACTTGAAGATTGCCTTTTTAGGGGCAACAACAAGAAAACGACAACCGTCTTTATAATTCTCCTTCATATGACGCAAACCAATTAAGGTTTTACCCACTCCCATGCTCACAGCGATGCCAACGTTAGACGATGATAGTAACACACCTAACGCGGCATCTTGAATCTCTTCTCTCGTCATATCAATAATCTTCTAGTCGGTAGTAATAACAAATGTTAGAATAACTAATAGCCATGAAGAAGTTACCATCTAAGTTCGTAAAACGAACATGACACTTATCTCCATCTTGGTCTATTGCATACCACTGAATAGTATATGCATCTAGGTCTTTACCTTCACCCAATATTCTAAACGTTTGATGTCTCTGTGAATATATGTCTATGATGTTACCCTTAATAGTAACCGGTAGATCTACAGCGGCTACATCGTCCCACTTGTATGCTTCTTTATAAGCATCCCATACTCCATACGTAAGTGTCACCGCATGGTAGGTATCCTGTGCTATCGAACATAACGATGCAACAAGGAATAATAAAACAAAGATTAACTTCTTCATACTTTTTTAATGTAAAAATGTTCTGGATAATCAGGCCCTACATACAATAGTAATAACTCACAGATGTAGTGTAAACCCAATGTACTATGAGAATAAGTCATGCCATCTAATTGCTTACAGCACTCTCTCTCAATCGTGAATCTTTCGCTATCAGGCATAGCCGCAGCAGATATCTCAAAGGTCATTACCTTATCATCTGTATCACCGTATAGTTTCCTAACAACGTCACTTAACTCATGGTGTACTACAAGATCACCACTGTCTCCTCGCCACGTAGGTTCAACTAGACGTAGGTTATCAAACCCGTCTATCTTTTCAAATTTTATAATCATGATTCTCTTGATTTACTAAAGTCTAATAGTTTTGCTTCCGTAGGATGTAATTCGATCCACTGGTGACAGACCCTACAAACAGAAAGGAAATCCGTATCATCAAGATAACGATCTCCTGTCCTGCCCGCCTTATGGTGTATGTCCGTGGAAGATAGACCACAACCAGGTAGTCTTGCTTCACACATAGGGTGATTCTCTAAATACTTCTTACGCAGTATTGAATACAATGCATCTAACTTCTCTTGTTTAGAAGATCGAGGGGACAAAGGTTTCTTCGCCGTTGGTTTTTTAGTACTAGACAAACCCTTAATATTTTGGCTACTCCAGCATGACTTACAAAACCTTTGTTTACCCTCTTTCTTCCAAATGTATTGAAGTTCACTACACCCACTGCATAGTTTCTTCTTTGCTTCCATATTACCAAATGAAACCTGTGTAGGCAGATAGACATGCTACACCTGCACCAATCATTGTCCATAGGACATCTTTCCATTCTGGTTTATGTGTAGTAGCATCATACATTTCTTTACCTAAAGCAAAGAATAATGCTAATAGTAAACCGTTTTGAGAACTGAGTGTTACATTACCAATCAAAAAGATAATAGCACCATATACAAAATGGTTAGCCTTATCCGCAGGAATGATAAGTAAATCAATTACTATTTGAAATAGGTTCTTGTCTTTAAACAGCATCTTCTTCAGGTTTTATATTAGTATTCTGCATAATAATTACAGAATCGCTACCGTAAGTAAGGGCAATATGACTGCCCTCACCTACATTGGTAATGATATTCTCTTGCTTGGTTAGTTGTTTTAACATAACCTCTTCGGCTTCCGTTTCAGGAGTGAGAACAAGTCGCGTAGACCCATTCATTATAAACGTAGTTTTCATTTAGATTTGAATATTGCTAAAGCAATCTTTGATCTTGTTAAACAAGTTAGAGTCAATTTCACCAATCATATCGGCGATAGGAGAAAGTTTTTCATTGATCATAAGTGCATACTTATAGTGTCTACTCTCTTTAATTCTATCTATGTCTTCATCGGTGATATACCTTGTAACAGATACGTTACCAAAGTCAAGTATGTCTATGGTATCTATGATGCTCTTATGCTCAAAGATATCCTCATACTCGTCTAACCATTTACGATTACTGAAGTACAGAAATAAAACCTCTTCATTGTCTAACTCGTTAAGATTCATTTTAAGACGCTTTAAGTTCGTAAAAATTATTTGGTAACACTTTTTCTTGAATCAATTTCTTCACGATATCTTTCTTATTGATACCCAAATCTTTGAATTCTAAAGTGCTAATATACTCAGGGTCGGTGTGATTAGCAAATATTTCAACCATATTCTTAATCAAAGAACTATGATGAAACACTTCACGTAACCCATCGGCCGCCCACTTGTTGGCAAGTTCCTGCTTCCATACATTCAATACACTCTGCGCACGCTCGTGTACCTTTTGTATACGCTTCTTCTTGTCCCAATGCATTTTGCTCAATTCCTCTTCTTGATATACAGACAAACCGAATAGGGCTCTCTTATATAAGAAGTTTTGATACGAATTAAATTCGTCGCGCTCATACTCCACATACCTTTTCTTATGGATTTTGTTTCCATAACTCTGATACTCACTTAATCTACCCGTGTAGATAACCTTTTGGTAAGATGCCATACTAATTATAGTTTTAAAATTTTACAATAGAAACAAATAGAGGGACTACTGTCCCTCTATCTGCAATGAATATGTCTGTTATCTTATAGTGTGAAAGACTCTTCGTCTTCCGCAACACCATTAGATTCAACATTTGCCTGACGAATAGCCTCGCCATTGTCATGAGCAATTGTCTCATCGTGGTCATTACCACTTGGATTGTAGAATGCCTTACGGTAGATAGGTTGACCATCTACACAACATACAATCCCTGTGTTACCTGCCATCTTGTAATCCGTCTCAGGATTCTTAGCATTGAATGGTACTAAAGATTCTTTAATAACAATCTTACCTGGTAACATTTGACCATCTTGATACTCTAATGATTCTAATTCAGATACAGTACCGTGCAATAATGCACTAATGTTCTTTACTCGAACCCATCCCTTGTCAGTAATTACTGTACGCTTTTGCTCTACGCGGATGTGTCCATACGTGCTATTGTCTTTAGATGCAACAATAACATTGCCTGCTTCATTAGCAGTTACTTTTACTTTACTTGTCATTTGATTGGTTTTTAATTGATTACACTTCTGGATCTACACTGAGATCTAATTCATCAGGATCATCTGGAAACTCATCTGGATAATACTCTTTATAGTAGTAGTCAATATCCAATTCGTCATCCTCATCCTCTTCATCTGTGTTATCTTTTTCTTCTCGAGTATTGATAGAAGAATTTTGCCAAGGATTATGTACGTGTTCACCAATATTCATGGACACAAGATCTCGTATGTCCTGATCCGTTAGGTTCAGTACATCACTGATATCCAGCCATATAGTCTTGCCATTAGGCAATTGGTAGTACATCTATCAAAGGTAATTCCCTTAGGAAACGCTGTGCGCAATGCTTTCATAAACCATCTACCTTGTTCAAGTTCTACTTGCATTTTAGGTTTGCTTGGGTCTTTATCAAAGCGTGACAACTGGTAGAA